CGGGATTTGACCACTCCTTCAATGCTGGGGGCGGGGTTGGTGGGCGAGATGCGATTGACATCGTCATGACCCCAGTTACCATCGGTGGAGCGCCTGCGAGTGACATGCGTTGTGGATGGGGCGGTGTATCAAGTTGGCCTTCTTTCTCTCAAGGAGAAGCCCTTTACTGTCAGATGTATCTTCAACACATTGCCTCTGACCCGTGTGAGAATGCGGTTGATGGGGGGACGTGGGAAGGAAAGGAAGTTATTATCGGGGGAAGCACGGATTCTTGGAGAATCATCCAAGCCATGAGTGACCCTGATTGGCCTACCAACCACGCGGGATTTGTTGGGAAGAATATTGATGGTTATCCTGCCTCAACGTGGAATGATGGGATTGGGTTTAGTGATAAGCTCATTCTCCCGACAAGTTCAGCGTTTGCCCTGCAGTGGGGTTGCGAGACGGGGGCTACGTCGAGTGCAGATGGGGTGTTCAAGATTTGGGTGAACAATGATACCTATGCGAGCCCGACAAAAACCTCTGGAACGAATCTCGCACTTGATGCAAGCCTAATGTTTGGGGAACCACAGATGTGGCAATCCATTAATCCAGTCGCGACGGGGTCAACTTTGACCTTCAGGATTAGTCATGTGAGCTTCTCGAAGGAGTTCATTTCTAACTTTTATGCGAGTATGTGAGGTTGAATGGCGGTTAATTATTACATCTGCCCGCTCGAAACCCTGTATGCAATTGGTGGGGGTCGCTTCTCTCAAACCAATCCAGGAGAGGGGCGGAGTTTGTTTGCGGCGCGGATTGCCCAATATGGGACCTGGGACGCTTCTAGGGGGACCAGACTAACCATTGTAAAGGGACGTGGGGCGAATGGGTTTGGGAAAACGTGGTGCCTTGCGCAGGTGGATGACACTGACCCCGAGACAGGGCAACCGACAGGGTTACTCAACGTTGCGGCGGTCGAAGCAGACCCGGCAATCATTCTCTTCCCTCTTAACCCGTCCCTCCTGAACCGAGAATTTCAGTCCCTCCCCGCCAATCAGCAAGAGGCGGTGGTAAATCGGTTAGAGGCATTGCGGCTTCCTGCAGCCCTTATAACTCCCACCACGACCGTGCGCCAGATTGTGCGGGGCGTGCTAGTGCTCCTTCGGGCGGCACAGGAGTTGGGTGTAGACTTCCCCGATGTAGACCTTTCCCTTACATGGAACTCAATCCCAGCGGGGCAGAGACAAAGGATTGCAAATTGGGCCTCCGTGCGGGGGGTCAATATAACGGGCATTACAGGCACAACTCCAATACGGACCATCGTCCAGCGGTTGCTGACAGCGGACGTGGGTGAGCTTGTATTTGGAGGGGAGACGTTCTAAGTGGCTTCATTCACCGACAACTTTACACGTGCGAATAGCACGACGCTGGGGTCGGATTGGGTGGAGGATTCTGGCGACTGGGTCATTGATACAAACACCCTCACCCAGACCACCGTCTCTAGCGCATATTTCAAATGTCGGTGGAATGGGACCGCGCTGGATGGTAGCGATAACTACGCGCAGTGTGATGGGCGGTCAGATGCTAGTTCTGTCGGCTATGGCGCCTTCGTTCGAGGGACAACGAGTGGGGCGGTTACCTACTATGCCCAGATGGTGTGGGGGAACGATTCTGATTATCTGGTTGAGATAACTGCTGGGGTAGAAACCCTCCTTGACACAGGCTCCGCGCGTGGAACTGGAATCCTGACGCTCCGAATTGAGGCGAACGGGTCCACGCTAACAGGGTATGTGGGGGGTGTAGCAAGCACTTCTGCCACCGATGGCACTCTTACGAGCGGTGCGGTTGGGTTGTGCGCCTACGGACCCCTTTCTTCTGCCGCCACTAGACACGTTGATACATTCGCTGGCGGGGACCTCACTAACACCCAATCTGGGGCGCTCTCCTCTGCTGGAACAGGAGCCTTGAGTGGAACTGGTGCGAGCCTTGCAGGGGGAGCACATGCTTCTAGCGGAATTGGTGCTCTAGCTGCGGTCGGAGCAAGTCTTGCGGAAGCAGTCGGGAGTTCAAGTGGTGTTGGGGTATTTGGTGGCGTAGGAGCATCACAGTTTGCTGCGGTGTTGAGTGTGAGTGGGGTGGGCGATGCAGGATTTGTTTCAGCCTCCCTCACAGCGTTTAACCCTGTGTTGGTATCACGGAGGTTCAGACGGAAACATGTGAGAACTCCGCTGGACTTCAAAGTCAAGCGTCACAGGGCTGTATCTTACCCGAGCGATAGGATTGAGAATACCGCCCTCACAGTTGCTGCTACATCGAGTGCGAGCTTTGTAGGGGCAGAGGGCGGGACCACCTTTAAGGTTGAATTAGTCTCTCGGCGTTTTGGGAGGCGTAAGACACGCATCAGCGAAGCGGATGTATTGTTCTCATTCCAGCGGGGGGGCACGGAAGTGGGAGCCAATTTATGGCACCATTTCCATTCCTCCACCCTTCACCTCTCGGAGACAGTGGAGGAAGCGAAAGCGGGTGGATTCGACGCCATTTCTTTCGCGGAAAGCTCCTCGGGCACGGTCACTGCTGACGACCGAACCGTCCAGTGAGTATGCTGTGCTGAGTGCGTCAGGGGCGGGAGATGCTAGTTTTGTCGGAGCGAGCTTGTTTGATGCAATATTGAGTGTGGCTGGGACAAGTGAAGCAACATTCCCGACAACAGTGATAGCTTCAGCAGCACTGACGGCGGAGGGTATCAGCGCGGCGGTGTTTGTTTCAGATGATGAAGCTCTCGCGGCGAATCTCAATCAGGCATTCTTTGGACGAAGAAGGATGGTTAGACAGTAATGGCAACAGGACAGACGCTCCTCAATTGGATGGAGATATTGTTTCCTGAGCTTCAACTCCAGAGCGGGGAGGCTGATGTAACGAAGGGCCTCCTCGCCCTGAATGCCGCACAGGATATGTTGGAGACGCACTTGGTGCAGTTTCCAGATGTGATGGGGTCGGGGACGACAGACATCAACACGACCGCGAATCAGGAATATACCACTTACCCAACAGGACTCCTCCGAATCGATGCGATTGACATGCTCGATTCGGCGAGTGAGGTGGAGTATCGGCTGACTCCTGCAAAGGAGACAGGTGGACATGCGTTCAACCGCCCCTGGCCGTGGAATGTGATGATGGCCCAGACCTCAGGCAGGCCAAGTCGGTTCTGGACAAATGCGTCGAGGATTTACTGGGACCCGACACCTGATGGGGTTGAGACACTCAGGGTATATGGGCTCATCGCGGCGAGTGACATTACAGCGGGCGGGACATTTGCGTATCCAGACATCTGTATTGTTCCGCTCTCAGTGCTCGCGGTGAAGCTATTGAGAATTGGGCTTGATGACCCGGTTGAGAATTATATGAACCTCTCTCGGGAGACATTTAATCCCGTGTTGGAGGCATTGGATAGGTTCAACCGCACGGGACCCAGTCAGTATCACTTTACACGGAGGCATGACACATGATTGACCTTTCTAAGGTTGTTTACCATCACTCTCCGAATGTGAGTGGGTGGAGAGAGACCTCTAAGTTGGAGGAGGTTAGTTGGGCGAATCGCACCCTCACAGTGAGGCACTCGAAAAGGGGGATGTGGAATCCGGTTGTGATTGCCGCCGATGGGACGCAGCAGGAAGCGACGATTTGGATTTTCCGCTTCTATGATAACAAGTGGCATGGGGCGGGAGCGGAGCGGCTGAGGCCGAGTCAGTTCCAGAAGGAGCTGGGAAGCCCCTTCGACATGGACCACGGGTGGTTGTATGACCCCAATCGGTGGGGGGATATGGCGAACCTTCCTATCAACCCCGGCGAGGTGGTGGGGTTTATGGTCACCAGCGGGGACATGCGGGGGAATATGAACCCTGGCCCTGCTGAGAGAAGTGATGTGAGGCTGGTGAAGGTGTGGGGAGATAGGTTGGAGATGGTGGGGGAGGTTGTGGTCCCGCCTGCTCCTGCGCCAACCCCAGAACCCGCTCCAGTGAAGTGTGAATGTGAGGACCTCCTCAGGCAGGTGTTGGCGAAGCTGGATGCGTTGGAGATGGAGAGTGGGCCGTTTACTCTTCCACTCCCGCGAATCTTGGGAGGCCCCCAGCAGGTTCAGAATATTATCCTCAAGGTGAGAAAGCATGGCTGATGTATCAATTGCCAATACAACCTCCAACATCAGCGGGCAGACGGTTATCCTCGCGGGGAAGGACCAGACCATTACTGGTCTGCATACCTTCGACCGGGACCCGTCTGCACCGTTTGCTGTGAGTGCGAATAGCGCAAAGGTGAGTAACCTTGATGCAGATTTGCTGGATGGGTTGGATTGGACGACAGCATTTGTGTGGACCTCATTCACCCCAACGTGGAGTGGGAGCGGTGGAACGCCGAGTGTGGGAAACGGGTCCATTACTGGGGCGTATTTTAACCTTGGTAAGGTGGCGCTGGTGTTTTACTCCCTCACGTGGGGCTCAACCACCACAGCGAATAGTGCCACGAACTGGACCTTCTCACTCCCGGTGACAGCCACGCGAGCAGTGGGGACGGGGTGGATGCTGGATTCGAGCGCGAATGCTGTGTATCCGCTTAATTATTACACGGTCTCTTCAACCACAATGGGACCAGCGTATCAGAACGGAACAGGGAATGTGACCCCAACCAACCCCTTCACGTGGGCGTCGGGAGATATTATCCAGGGTGTTGTGATTGTTCAGGTGACCTAATGCCGATTCCGGTTACGACTCAACTCTTTGATGCCTTCCTTGGCAGCCAGGAGGGCATCCACAGTGTTGCCCTCCCGGATATCTTTTCGAGTGGGGGGAGTAAGAACCTCTACATCGACAAGTATGCTCGGGCGAAGAAGATTCTGGGTTATAGCAAGCAGAACTCGACCGGGATTGACATTGGTGACCCCACCGCCATGACGGCGCTTATCCCGTTCAGGATGACTGGAGCGTCCATCACACGGCAGTTGCTGGCGTATGTGGATGATGGGACTAATACTGAGTTATATTCATCCACTGACAATGGAGCCACCTGGACTGACCGGAATGCGGGGATTAGTGGGGTGAGTGGGATTATCCCGGACTATTCTCAGTTTGGGAACACCCTTTATATGTCCTTCGGCGGGTATCCGTCCATTAAGTGGGACGGGTCAAGCTTGAGTGCGGTAGGGAGGACACAATCACCCACTCCCTCAGCGAGCGCCGGTTCAACTGGGTTGCTGAATGGGACATACAAGTATAAGCTGGTGATGATTGACTCAGATGGAGTCAGGCAGGCAGGGAGTGCGCCGTCAACCGTGTTGACGGTGACGGATAAGCAGGCCTCCATCACCTGGACCGCGACGGGAGATACCTCCATTGTGGGGTATGAACTCTATCGCACGAGCGGCACGGGGACGGTGTTTTATTTTGTTGATTACATCAACGGCCGAACCACTGCCGCGTATACAGATAACAACTCCGACCTCTCCATCCTCGAAAATCGTGTGATGGCGGAGCACGGAGATGCGCCACCGAATACTTATTACTGCGAACCCCACAAACAGCGGATGTGGTGGGGGAAGACAGACACCTACCCAACCCGTGCGTATTGGTCTGACCCCGGACTGCCTGAAGATGTGTGGGGGGATAATTACCTCGACTTTAGTGACAGCGAAACCATCGGTGACCAGATTGTCGGGATGGTGGGGAATGTCGAGGGGAAGCTGGTGGTGCTGTGCGAGCGGGCCATTTGGACGGTCAGTGGCACAGGGCAGGTGATTGGGAACATTGTTGACTGGACGAGAATCCGCACGAATGCCCAAACGGGGTGTGTGACGCACCGAGCGGCGACAAAGGTGCCAGCGGGAGCGAAGTATACGGACCAAAAGGGAGGAGAGCAGCTTACCAATGTTGTGACCCTTGCGTATCTCACTCCGATGAACGATATTCGAGTGTTCGATGGGGATAATGATGTGATTATCTCTAACCCTATCAAGAACACCCTGAGTGAGTTCAACTTTGACGCACGGGATAAGGCGTTCTGTGTCACTGATACACCTCGGAGGGAGATTACATGGGTCTTCCCGAGTGGGTCGAGTGGGGAACCATCCACAGCAGTTGTGTGGAATTATGGTTGGGGGGTGTGGTATACTAGGGAATGGGCCTTTTCACACGCGGTTGAGCTTGAGACCTCCACGGACGCATCGGTGCTCCTCGCGGGGAGTAATGCAAATGCCAGTGGGGCGTTTTGTTATCTCCTCTGGAATGGAAATGACTTCGATGGGAGTAACATCGAAGCAAAGTGGATGACCAAGACCCTCTATGGGGTGAATGAGCAGGGTCAACCGGCGGTGTCAAACACCAAACGCTGGAGATGGGTGGATTTTCTCTTTGAAACCGAGCAAACCGCGACTCTCACAGTGGAGTGGTTGACGGGGAACGCGCCGGATAATGGGTCTAGTGAGGGGTCAATCACTCTCACCCCTGACGCGGCCTCCATCCTTACAAGCGATGGGGACACGGTGGTCTCAGCGGATGGGGATGATGTGGTAGTGAGCCAGCAGTCAACCAACCTACGAACCCCATTGAAGGATTCGAGTGGGAATTACCTCCATGATGAGGGAATTCGGTTGAGGATTGGTGATAATGCCTCGAATGGGAGCTGGTCCCTTGAAGCGATGACGCTGGCGTATCAGATTCTCCCTGGGCAAGAGCGGAGGATGCCGTAATGGCCGATAATCTCGTCATCGAGTCCCCAGACTTCGATGAGATTCGAGCAGAAACGGGAGCCTCCACTGAGGATGCTATCAAGCTCCTCTGGTATGCGCTGAATAATGAGATTAAGTTGAGGCAGAAGCAAAGGTTCCGGTGGGATGACATCCTCGCCGCGAACCTTGCATTCACAGCCAGCGCGGGCACTTGGACGGTGGATAGCGCGGATGTGACCATTGCTAAGACCTCATTATTCGGCGATTGGATGATGTTCCAGTTTGTGTTGGACAACACAACGACAAGCGCGGGGATGGGAACGGAGTTGTATATTCAACTTCCATCCTCATTAAGGGTGAAGGGTGGCGCGGGGTATACTGGGGTGTGTTTTATTGGAGGCCCCATTACCGAAGTTGGACAGATTGCCTCTCAATCCTCCAACGCCCAACTCCTCACACTCACACGGGCAGCCGGTAGTGCATGGCCCTCGTCAGCAACAAACACCCTCGATGTGAGAGGGTTTATTATCATGCAGGTGGAATAAATATGCCGTTGCCGCTTATTGCAGGGATGGGAATTGGAAAACTCGCCGCCCTGATGGGGATTGGAACTGGATTTGACCTCCTCGGCGGGTGGTTGGGCGGAGATGATAACCCCGTTGAATCATTTAAAGGCCGTCGGGCTGCGAATGGACAGTCTATTGATCCCGGGAATGTGTATGGGGAAGGGCTCGCTGCCCTTCGAGGTCTCATGCCCTCGATGCAGAATCGGATGAACAGTCCGGTGCAGTTGAGGGGAGCTTATGCCCAGAACGTGCCAGGACTCAGTGGGGGTGACCCGCTCTCAAGCGGACCTCGATTGAGGTTCCAGGAATCCCTCGGCGGGAGTGATGACTTCGCTGATGCCGCGGAGATTTTCAAGATGTTTGGTTTTGGGGACCAAGCAGGCCCAATGCCTCCTGTTGTATCACAGGGCTTGGGTAAGGCGGTTCCAAGCTATACTCGGAGAGGGAGTCGAGGCTAATGGCAACACGACGGAATCCGTTTGACCCTTTCAATGTTGTGGATGATTATGACTATGATTATCCGGGGGGTTATGGGAATTATTACAATAACCCCTACATGGGTGGTGGGATAAACCCCAACCCCACTGGAGGCGTTCAACCACGTCAGCCTGATGGGAATTCCACAAACCGCTCTACCAACGTAGGTCCGTGGGCTGCGGGATATGGACCTCAACCTGATAATGTGGTTGTGCCTGAAACCACTCCAGGACCGTCAGGTGGGGCCACCGATTGGTCCAAGTTCAACTTCTCAGGTAACCCCAACGCGGTAAGAGATTATTTCGCTTCGAGGGGTGTTGCTCCGAGGGACACGAGTCCAGATTATTGGGCATCAAAGTGGGAAGGGTTGGTGCGCCGGGGGCAGGAGATTGGGAATCCCAATTATGCCTTCCAGCGGCTAGAAGCTGCGGATGAGTTCCTTCCCAATCAGGACCCCAGAAATAGTCCGTTCGCGGGGAGTGCTCCTGGGGGTGGGATGTTTGCGCCCTCTGAGTTTAGTGGAGAGGGCCAATCACCCCTAACAGGACCTATCAATGAGGGCATCCTCTCCATCCTCAAACAAGGATGGGGACCGGATAAGAACCAACTCGCCAAAAGATATGAGTCCGCTCGTGAGACCATTGACAGAGGTCGGCGGAGTCAGATGAACAACCTCTCTGCCACTCTTGCTGAGCGGGGTCTCCTGGGGAGTGGTCCTGAGAAGACTGGCCTTGAGAATATCGAAGCCAATCTTGCTGGTCAATACTCCACTGCCCTGCGTGATGCAACGCTCGCTGAGGATGAGATTGCTTCCGGCCGCTACATGCAGGCCCTGGATGCTGGTTTGGGGAGCATGGCACAGGATACCAACGCGAAGAAGGTCATGGGCGAACTTGCTCTCGGGCACCTCGCGCAGAATAGAATGTGGAATCAGTTCCTCGCGCAGTATGGACTCGACCGCGAGAAGGTGATGAGCGATATTCAGATGGGTAATATTGACCGATACACTGAACTGATTCGACTGTTCTTCCAGTATGGGGCAGGACTGAGTCAGGGAGAGGCTGAAGCATAATGGCTGGTTATTTGGACCAAGTTGGAACGGGCGAGTGGCAGGAGAATAATGAGGTTAACTCCCCACGAGTGCGGTTGCGGGGGAATAATGTAGGTCCGTGGGCGAGTGGGTATGGGGCACAACCGGATAATATCCAGCTCCCCGAATCCACCTTCACGGCGAACGCAAACGAGACCCCGAATGATGCAGCGGCGCGGTATGGTCCGACTGGACCCACACCGACCCGCTCTATGCCCTCCCCCGAAGCAATTCTCAGTGGGGGACAGATGAATGCGGGTGGGTCGATTTCGGCACCAACCATGCCGACATCCCCAACGCCTGTGTCGAGCATGCCTCCCGTGCCCAATCCTCTCCCCTCGCCCTCTCCTCGTGCGATGACGGCGTTGAGGGGTTCGATGGGGGGATTGCAGGGGGGTGGACTAGGGTTGGCGGGGAAGGCTGGAATTGATGAAGCTCAGGCTTCGCCGCTGATTGCGCTGCTGAGCATGTTGGGAGGTTAATAATGCCACGATTGAGAGGGGTTGGGAGTTCCGCAAAGCAGATTCTGGGGCTCTACCTCCAGGACCAGTTCATGCGGGAGAGACAGGCCCAGCAAAATGAGGCCATGCTAACACGGGGGAGGCAATCTGACATGCTTGACATGGCGAAGACTGCCTTGCCGTTATTGTTGGATAATAAGCTTGACCCGAGTGCATTCTCCCCAGAACAATCAGCGGCTATTTCTGGCTTCTATGACCCTTCAAAGATTATCCCACCGCTAGAAAGGCGTGTGGGGAATGTAGCAACTCAATTTTTGGGAAAGAGTAAGTTCGAGGAAATCCCCGACGAGCAGGGTATTCTGCAAGCCTTCCAAGCTGCGGGAATTGGTGAGCAGGAGATGGAGCATCCAGCGATTGTTAATGCACTGAATGCCATCAAAGCGCGCCAGGAGAGCTTGAGGGGATTCATCCCAGCGACGAAGGTTGAGTCATACGACCCCACAACGGCTGCGTCGAGGGCTAAGTTTGTTCCCAATAATCAGCTCGGTGGGATGAGCGTGCAGACTGGCCCAACACCCCAACAGGCAGGGCAGAACCAACTCACTCAGGCCCTGAGCGGGGAATTGAGCCCAGAAATGACCTCAGCAAAGGCAAAGCAGACCAACACCCTCAATCAGCAAACAATGGGGAGTGAGGCTGCAAAGGCGGGGGCAATTAGTGGCGCACAAGCAAACGCACAACTCCCAGCGCAGAAGAATCTGTTTCAGTTCTCACAGGACATGAGGCAGGAAGATGCACTGGAGTTGGAGGGAGAACGGCAGAAGAACCGCATGGCGGTGAAGCTTGCCGAACTCGCCCCCAATAACAACTCCGCCTATATGCTCCTCGAAAGGGCGAAGGGCCTGAATGCCCAGCTTGATGATGAGGGATTCATGGGGCGGATGGCAACGGGAATCGGCTCCTTCCTCGGCACGAACACGGTTGCTCGTGACCTTGATGACCTTGCCGATGGTGCTGGTATCCTCTTCGCTGCCGCACTGGGTAATAAGGGGCAGGTGAGTGAAGCGGATAAGATGGCAGGTAAGGCTTACTGGCCTATGAGCCATCAGCCAAAGGAACTCAGGGATAGGAAGCTCCTCCGCGCTGAGCAGCTTGTCACTATCGGAGATAGGGTTCAGCGCGAACTGGGTCCGATGGCCCCTCCAGCGTTGAAAGCTCAACGGGTGAAGCAGTTGTTCCAGGAGATGGAACGTGCAGCGGGCTTGCCTGTCTTGGTAGGAGATGAACTCTACTACGCAGATGAAGCTCTCCCAGCACAGGCGCCAGAAGCTGATTTTGAATTGGACGAACAATAATGCCAACTCGAATTGCAACAAAAGACCCAGTGACGGGGCGAGCGATTACCTTCACCTGGAAGCGTGAGACTCCCCCCACTGAGGCGGATTATGAGCGCATCTGGGCGGCTGATAGGGAAAGAGCGTTGGGGAGGGGTCAGGTGCCTCCCCAGCTTCTCACCCCCTCTGAACCAAACATCCCCGGTGTCCCCTCAGAGGTAGACCCCAGAAGTGTGTTGGAGAAGAACCGAGAGGGTGCGGATGCAATGAAGAGGTTCCTGGGGGGATTGGTGGAACTCTCTCCCCTCGCCCTCATGCCAGTCACGGCTGGAGCAAGCGCACTGCCGACTATCGCGTCTGGTGCGGTATTGGACGCTCTCACAGGTGCCGCATCAGGGGCCATTACCGGAGAGGGTGCAAGTAATGAAGCCCTCGATAATGCTGCCCTCGGGGTAACGGGCTCACTCGGTGCTGGACTTATCCCTGTTGCGGGGAATATGCTAGGACAGGCGTTCGGTGGGATGCTGCCCTCTAAAAAAACCGCGATGGCCTTCATGCGTGAGGGTGCGGAACAGTGGAAACAGGGGAAGCCGAGGATTGGTCTAGGAAACGCTAAGCGGACTAAGGTCGCGTTGAAGGAAGCAGGGGGGAAGGTGGAAGATGCGGAGAATGCCCTCACTGCTACAGGTGCGCGAGGTGATTTGCGGAATGTCGTGCGGGATGCCTATGACACCATGAAGGGTGAGCTTTCCACAGCGAACTTCCCCGGCCGGGCTAGAGGTGAGGCGGTTGATTTCCTCAAGGACTACACTAAGTTCCAAGCGGCAGAAAACACCGCCCCTGGCTTGGTGGGTCCAAGTGGTCCTCAACTTACTCCCGATGTCACCCCACGCCGGTTGGGTGATATGAAGCGTGCTCATCGGGCTCGGGGGCAGGCAATCATCGAAGGGAAGTCGGCTGGAGAACTACTTCCGGGACAGGGTGCCCCCAATAAGCTCATGGAAGCGGCGTTGGAGAAGGCGAACAGGAACGAGCAGTATAGGCTTGATTTACCTAAGAACCTCCAACCCAACAGCGACAACATCCTCTGGCCTGATTTCGGCGCACAGCCGATTGGGCCAATTCAGAAGGCAAACCAGAGGGTTGCAGACCTTCACACCATGACCAAGACCGATGAACTGTTGAAGGACCCTACCATTTTTGGCAGGGTTGGACAGTTCACAACCCGTGCGGCGCTGGGGGCTGGGATTGGGCGTGCTGTGGGGGAGTTGTCCGGACAAGAGGGACAAACAGTCCCAATGACAACCGGAGCTGTTCTGGGGATGTTGGGACTGAACCCGCGCTCAGCGGGAGCGGTCAGTAACGCACTTGGTGTGGGCTCTGCCGCACTCCCGGCTGGCGTGCGGGCCTATGAAACCATCGACGCTGGGCGGGATTATCTGCAGGGGGATAAGAAAAAGAAGAAAAAGGTGCGAAGGAGAGACCCCAAATGACATTCCCTGATACCGCTGTCTGGACGGCGCTGGGAATAGCTGTCCCAGCAATCTATGGATGGGTGTGGTCCATCCAAAACAAAGTCACCTCCCACGAACAGGTGATTCAGAAGATGGACCAACTCATTACCATCCTTCTCCAAGACCGCTTGAGTAAGTGAGTGGGGATGTGGTATAATATCCCCCTCTCTAACAACTTTCAAAGGAGTCTGTGTGGAAAAGTTTGTCTCTTTGTATGACCTGCATTATGGCTATGAACGCCGAAACGGCCACAAGACTCCCCTGCACGACCTCAAGGCGTTGGGGTGTGCGTTGGAGTTTATCAAGGATTTCAAACCCGACCACATTATCCTCGGGGGAGATATCCTCGATTGTGGGGTTATCAGCCACCACAATCACGGTAAACCTGGGGCAGTTGAGGGACTTCGGCTCCTCGCTGATGCGAAGGAGTTGAGGGAGACGCTCATTCAGCCCTTGGAGGGGATGAAAACCAAGTCCCTCACCTACATCACCGGGAATCACGAGGATTGGTTGAACGATTTGAGTGATAAAATCCCCGGTTTGGAGGAGATGCTCGACCTGAAGAAGGTTATTGGGTTGAATAATAAATGGAAAGTTGTCCCTCAGGGTGAGGCTCATAAGCTGGACAAGCTCATCTTCATCCATGGAGACCAAATTAAGGGCGGAGAGAATGCGGCGAAATTGGCAACCACGGCATATGAGGCGAATGTTAGGTTCGGGCATTACCACACGTATCAGGTATACACCAAAACCAGTGCCATCGAATCAAACGGTCATACTGGTATCGCCGTTCCTTGTCTTTGTCGCAAGGGTCCCAAGTATGGGGGCGGGGCACCGAACAAGTGGGTTCAGGGCTTTTTGTGGGGATATAGTGAGAAAAATCGGTTCAATGATTATGTGAGTGTGATTGTAGATGGGAAGGCGGTTATAGGGGGGAAGATGTATGAAGGATGATACAATCACGCAGATTTGGTGGTTTATTCTCGGTTGGTTGATTGGGGTGTTCCTTGTCACAGGTTGAACAGAAACTGGTCGAGGTGGTGTGGGTGGATGCTGCGGAACCGGATAATCTGAAGGTGTGGTATACTGAGGAGGATATGGATGAGTTTGCCTCTCAAGACATCATCGTCTCCTCGGTGGGGTTTGTGAAGAGTGATACCTCCAAATACATCACCCTTGTTGCAGACCGCACACCAAATGGGGATGGGACTTACACATACGGCCGCCCTACGAAAATCCCGCATGGGATGATTAAGGAGATTAATGTATTGATTCCAGGAAGGGGTTGACATCTTCCTCTAACTATGCTATACTGTCCCCGAAGTCGGCTCGTGCAGGTCGGACTTCCCCCTGGGCTCTCGCCCGCGCACTCCCTGTTCCCCTAGCCCTCCTAACAGGTTGAGTGATGTGGCGCGGGAGCCCTTTTTTTATCTCATCTATTGGAGTAACCCTATCATGAAGAAGTTCCTTGTTGCTTGCCTCATCGGGGCTATGGCCCTGCTTCCCACTTCCATCGGCGCACGTCCAGCCATTATGGATAGCGTGGTCGCGTTGCAAGCTGACTTGACGAACCCCATGACGGGGGAAAGAGGACGTTATCAGATTTGTACAGGTGGGGTGGTGGATGAGCATGTGGTGCTGACCGCCGCACATTGTCTAACGGATGAGAAGGGGGAGGTCCGTGAGGTCCGTTTCTACATCAATGGCTACCCTGCTGCGGTGGGGGATGTGAATGTCAAAACCGACCTCGCTACACTTATCGTGCCTAAGCTAAAGGGTAAGCCGGTCCTGGTCCTCGCGCCCAAACCCCTTGATGTTGGGGATTATATCGAGACGGCGGGGTATCCGGGCGGGTTGAGCCTGATGTGGTTCAAGGGAAACGTTTCCCGCGTCGGGCATGTATTTGAGGGGAGTGACCAGAAGTATGTCCTATTTGACCTGATGGTCAGGGGTGGGCAGTCTGGAAGCCCGATTGTTAACATCGATGGACAGTTGGTCAGTGTGATGCAGATTGGACTTGGGAGGGATGTATTCACGCGGGCAAGCGGTGGAGCAATGTGGGAGGACTTGGTGGAGTTTCTTAAGGGGGGTGATGAATAGTGTGGGATTGGTTTAATATCGTGTGGGGCACGTAAGGAAAGGGGACCAGAAATGGTCCCCTTTTTTATTTACATACGGTCGTATGGGTCATGTTTGCCGGTGACCTTAATGAAGAGGAGCAGGAACGCGGCAGCCAAAATAGCATACTGCATCCACATAGGCATCAGGCAGTTTCCAAGGTCAGCGCAGTCTGTCATACCTCAATCCCCGACTTCAACTA